TACTAACTGCCCGCCTGTGATGTCCTTGGATAGGATGAGCACGTTAGAGAGGGAGCCGGGAACGTTGCCTTTATCAAAGTGATAGGGGATCGCAAAATTAGTATTAAAATTTACAGTCTGGTATGGGCCCGGCATCCATCTCCAGTCGGCATTAACTTTGGACTCGACCCATGCCATGTCGCGCGCATACGCCTCCGGAAACGTCTCTCGATACATCCGATCGACATGCTGGTTAAAATCCATGAGTGGGGGGAGCATCTCCTTCTGATCGTGCGTCGGCCTAGAAAATCTACAGAAGCACGTCGACCTCGATGGGCTCGCGGGGAGCGTCCCGAAGACTGCGGCCCTGGTAGGTACGCCGTTAACACGCTTACTCATGGACATGTCGGCATTCTCGGCGATGTATCTCAGGCCATGGACCATAGACTCGGGGAGGATCTGATAGAGTAGTGCCGGCACTCCGTCGACATAGACGAGCGTATCTTCATCGATCACGGTCCCCATCTGCTCCTCGGTTGGGACTTTGCCGATGAGAGTTTTGTCGGCGGGCTTATTTGTCAGATGTAGGATGCGCATAGTTTACTCCGATGAGATCGGCGATCAGGTGGCTATAGTTTTCAAAACCCTTCTCCTCGCACAGCGAGTCGAGTCTGCTCACGACATGGTCGTAGATATCGAGCGGGTAGACGACCTGTAGGTAGCGCATGTCGTTGTTTAAAAAATTATCCAGCGCGGCGCCCTGATCCCCTCGAGCCGGAGGCCCTGCGTCGGACGGATCTAAACTAAAATCTTTTATCCCTAGCAGATCTATATCAAAGTCCGGCCCTAGCTCCGGTAGGTCTAGATTAATCCCCGAGAGGTCGAGCTCGGCCCAGTCGGCGGTAGAGTTATCGGCGATCCCGAACGCGTACTCGAGCTCCTCCGTCTCGAAGTCCTGATAGACCGCAGGGATTTTCTCGGCTCCCATTTTAAGCGCTGCCTCTAGCCTCCCGTGACCCGCTACTACGAGACCGCTACGGTTACTTACTACGACCGGCTGTCTAAATCCCTGATACTCGAACTGCTTTACGAGGTGCTCTATCTGCTCCTCGCTATGCTTATTACGGTTCTTAGGGTTACGTTTTAACTGCTTCGGATCTACGAGGACGATATCTCGAGCGCGTATCTGCATGGCTAGGGCCTCCTATGCGAGCTATCTAAACCCGACGCTACCCGCCGTGCCAAGATCTACTTTACAGGTCGGAGCTAGGCGAGAGAGTTTAGTCGAGCGACGCTAGCCCGGCGGCCCTAACTCTCGGTTGGGATTCGCCTCTTAACGAGAGATCAGCGCCACCGGGCCGGCAGAGCGTTAACTTAAACGAGGCGAGTACCTAAATGGCTAAACCCAAAGCTCCAAAATTTAGAGTCTGGATGCGCATCGCAGACGCAGAGATCTTTATGGCTGTATCCTTAACCCCGAGATCCTGGGCCGTCGGTCGTCTCGACCGGATCACGAGCAGGCCGGATCATAAACGTAAAGACTATATCGACCTGGGTCCGCTATGAATGTTGAAGAAATTTTAGCAAATTATGATCTCAAAAGCGGCGCGCACAAGAGTCTAGATGAAGGCGCGTGCATTATGGAGCTTGTCAGTTACGTCGCAAACGAGCCATGGAGCGACCATCCACAGTGCGCGTGCCCGATCCTCACAGAGTATGCGATTCGGTTAAATGATAGATTTAATGACGAGCACAGGCAGTTACTCAAGCCGATGATTTTAAAGCTTCTAAACTCTCGTGTTAACAATCCGACGCAAGTGGCTCGCAAGCGCTTGATTCGTTGGCGGTATATCACGCACACATACCCAATGATTCTGGATTGCTGGAGGCTAACCGAACACGCAGAAAAGCTGCGCACCTTTGAGAACACGCTAGAGAGCATGGCTGAGGCTAAAAAATATCTCGACGAGAATCGCAAAACGATTCGAACCAACGCCTCCGCCGCCTACGCCGCCGCCTACGCCTACGCCTACGCCTACGCCTACGCCGACGCCTACGCCGACGCCTACGCCTACGCCTACGCCGACGCCTACGCCGACGCCTACGCCTACGCCTACGCCTACGCCTACGCCTACGCCGACGCCTACGCCGACGCCTACGCCGCCGCCTTTCGTGCCCGCGTAGTCGAGTCGGCGATTGAGACGCTTAGACTTGCGGCAGAGCTGAGGGTTGAGCAGATATGAATGCATTAGATCAGGTGAGAGATTATATAGCTCAGGGTGGGGCTGCGATCGTGTTAACGCCTGAGCAGTTCTCACAGTATCAAGCTTTAAAGAGCGAGTGCTTGAGGTTGAGGCTCGAGAACGAGAAGCTTAACGCGCAGATTGCAGCCGTCTATGCAGTGATTGGGAAGCCTACAGTGCGGGGGTTGAATGATGAGTGACGACACGTCAAAGCCCGCCGAGACTGCGCGGGGGTGGTGGATATGGCTGAACCCGAGTCTAGTTGGGGGTAATCTTCGAAGGTATGAAGCTTATAATAAAATGCCGACGTTTAATGCAGATCAAATTCCTTTTGTTAAAGTCGTCGAGTATTCCGCCCTCGAGCAAGCCAACGCTCGCATTGCGGAGCTGGAAAAATGGCTCGACACAAAATCCGAAGTTAACCGAGTTTTTGAAGATTGTATCGCGGAGCTTAAAACTAAACTCGCCAAGCAGCAGGCCATCATTGAGTGCTATGAGAAGGCGCTTAACCAGATACACGACTATCCATTGAATGATAAAATTCGCGTATCCCTATTTATGGCTACTATAGCAGAAGAAGCCCTCGCCGAGGCCGGTGGTATCTCGGGCGGTGGGACGCCCATGCCCTGTCCTAGTAACGACTAGGATAAGCCTAGACTCCCGTCTTGATAATGTAGTTGACCCGACTCTAAACTATCCGTGAAATCGATCTAAAGAATATACCAGCCCTGGGGGACCCGTGATCAGACTTTTACCTTTAGCCTTATTAGCTATGCAGGTTAGCGCTACACAGATCACTACGAAGAACATCGCCGATAGCGCGGTGACTACTAATAAGATCGCAGCCGCAGCCGTGACCGGAGCTAAGATCGACTCCGCTACGATAACGGGTTCTAACATCGCAGGTACTACGATTACCGCAGCGAATATAGCTAACGCTACGATCACTGGGACGCAGGTCGCCAGTGCCACGATCACCGGAGCTAACATAGCCGGGACGACTATCACCGGCACCAATATCGCAGCATCTACGATCGATCTCACTACTAAGGTGACCGGCGTATTGCCGATTGCGAACGGCGGTACTAACTCCTCGGCCGTCTTAAATAACAACCGAGTGATCACCTCGAGCGGTTCGGCTTTAGTTGAGGCCGCAGCGATTACGGCTAACCGAGCCCTTATCTCTGATACGAACGGCATCCCTACGCAGTCGGCCGTTACCTCAACCGAGCTAGGCTTTGTTAGTGGCGCGACGGCGAATCTGCAGGGTCAGATTACGGCGATTAGCTTATCGGCTTCGAGCTCTCAGGAGATTACTAACTGCTCGATCGCTACCTCGGTCGCAGCCAACGCTTTAACGATTAGCCTTAAAGATAGCACCGGTGCGGACCCGACCGTAAGCTCTCCCTGTAAGCTAGGCTTTAGAAACCCTACGTCTGCGACTGGTACTTACTCGCAGGTCTTAACATCGGCCGCTCTCTCCGTAGTCGTTAGCTCAGGCTCGACGCTCGGATGTACTAGCGCGGTTCAGTGTAACCTTTACGTTTACGCGGTTAACAACGCAGGCACCGTAGTCTTAGGCGTCGGTAGCGATCTCCTCCTCGACGAGGGTAGCGTGCAATCGAGTACGGCCGAGGGCGGTGCGGGCGCTGCCGACTCTGCTCAAGTTATGTACACAACCGCAGCTCAGACCTCGAAGGCCGTAAGACAGATCGGACGAATTAAAATCACTGAGACCACGGCCGGCACCTGGGCCTCTAACTCGACTGAGATCTCAAACGTGCCTTTTAAATTACTTAAGCCCGTTACGATCCAAAAGTTTACAACCGGCTCTAGCACCTACACGACCCCTCCGGGCGTCTCATGGATTAAGGTCCGTATCGTAGGTGGCGGTGGTGGTGGCGGAGGTACGGGTACCGCTGGTGCGACTGCCGGTGGCGCTGGCGGTGCGACTACTTTTGGCACCTCGCTTCTTACTGCTAACGGTGGTAGCGGAGGCGGTGTTAACGGAGGCGTCGGCGGTGCCGGAGGTACTGCGACCGTCGCGAGCCCTGCAATTGGTCTATCCGTCGATGGTGCAACGGGTGGGCCAGGCAGTCAGACTAATTTGAACGTCGGTACTGGCTACGGTGGCGTATCGTTCCTAGGTGGTGGTGGAGCTCCGGGCTCGGCCGGTACTGCCGGTGGCGCCGCTCGTACTAACTCCGGTAGCGGTGGCTCAGGCGCAGCCGGTAACGCGGCCTCCTTTGGCGCGGCCGGTGGTGGTGGTGCTGGAGGTTTTGTCGAGGCGATTATCCAAAGCCCGAGCGCTACCTATGCCTACGCCGTCGGAGCGGCCGGAACTGCTGGCGGCGCGGGTACCTCAGGCGCAGCCGGTGGAGCCGGTGGTGCTGGCGTTATAATCGTCGAAGAATATTATCAGTAGGGAGTATGAGCCCTCGAGAGATTAGAGAGCTAACGCCGAGCCAGAGAGAGGTCTTTGGCTTAATGATCCTAGGCCTCTCTAATCTCGAGATCTCGACTCGCCTTTACGGCCGACCTGATCAGGCTAAGCGGGTAAAGTTTCATGTAACGAATATCCTAAAGCACTTCTCGGTACCGACTAGACTCAAGCTCGTCGTAAAGTATTATCAAACTAGGTACCAACTCCCTGGCGGTTCGAATGACTTCTTCAACTGGTGACGACCCACATCCGATACTCCCGCGCCCTCACTGCCCGACCTGCGAGGCCTTTAACCGGATAGCTCGCGATCTAAAGGCCTTAAACGCCGCCTCGTTCGCTCAAAACAACTTACTGACCTATAAGCTTAGGGAGATAAAGAAGCGCCTTAACGAGGCTCGTAGGGCTTTAGATAAGGTGGCCGGATCTTTAGATGAAGGGCACCCGCCCGAGACTAGCTCGAGCGGGCTCTAGTTTGGATATCACCCTGCGATGTGCCGTCAACAGAGCAACGTGGAAATGGGATGTTTATATTCCCGCACGCAGGCTCAATCGGTGTCTAGTGTTTCTTATCGTCGGGTAGGGTTTTAAGCGGCGGCAGTACCTTAGACGGGGAGTCGATCTCCGCCTGGACCCGCTCCATAACCTCGAGCATGTCGTCGGCCACGGCTAGGTTATTAAACTCTAGCCCTACGTACTTAAAGCCCGACTCGTCCTTAAGCTTTAGAATCACTCGCTGTGAGTGAGGGTCTTTTGCCCGCCCGTCGGGCTGCTGATAAACGACCGCGACCACGTTAAAATAGATATCCCCAGACTTCTTCACAGTGCTCATAAAGAGATAATCGCACTCACCTCGGCCTAAGATCAGGCAAAGATTTAGTCGGAGCCTCGCTGCGTTATAGTCTGGGTCTATTGAGCTCGAACCTAAAAGCGGACAATATAGAGGGTAATGTCTTCATTCAGATCGCCTCTACTCATGGACTCCGATAGCCAGTACCTAGGGAATAGCCCTGGCGCTGACGGTCGTGGTCGTCTGCATACACTCTCGCAGTCCTCGGGCACGATCCTCGACGGCGTTACCTACGATGAGATCGAGGCCGCCTACCCCGACTCGATTACCGAGGTCTATACCTATAAGCTCCTCACCGTAACTCAGGCTATAATCACGGTCGTCTATACGAGCTCGGCTAAGGATCTAATCACTAGCGTGGTGCGGTCTTGAGCTACAGGTTTAACCCGTTTACCGGCAACCTAGACCTAGTCGGCTCCGGTGGCTCCTCAAGCCCGGATAACTTTAGCTACCAGGTGATTAGATCCTCGGCCGTCGTGGAGATCCCTTTAGGTCAGGAGATGCTCGTCTCTGAGGGCGTACAGATCGACGGCGAGCTAGTGCTAAACGGCGTCTTAACTATTCTAGACCTAACGCCAGATAGCGTTTGTCCTCTAAACCCCGTCCCCTCCGGACGTAAGCTATCCGTATTTGCCTCGGAGCAATGCCTCATTTACGATGAACTGATAATCGACGGCGAGGTTTTTAACGACGGCCAGATTATCCTACTGCCAGCGAGCTAACCCATAGGGAGCCCTACCGATGAGCTTAATTAATTTTCTAGAGCAGACAGACCCCACGCCACCAACAGCGAACCGGCATAAGCTTTACTTCGGTACTAACGGGCATCTGATCGCAATCGACGATACCGGTACGACCTTCGACTACAACGCTGCTGCGAGCTACACGAACCAAGACGCCCAGAACGCAGTCGGTAATATCCTACTCGATACTGCGACCATAGATTTTACCTATAACAGCGGTGTCCCGTTTATCTCGGCCGATCTTAAACCTACGACCGTCACGGCCGGAACCTACGGCGGATCGATCTCGGTCCCAACTTTTACGGTCGACGCGACCGGTCGCCTTACTTCGGCCTCGACTGGCTCGGCGCTTACCCCGAGCTCGATTGGAGCACAGCCTGCCGACGCGACCCTCTCGGCTCTAGCTCTGTTTAACTCAAACGGGATCATGGTCCAGACTGCGACCGATACCTTTACGGCCCGCACGCTCGTAGCCTCGACCGGTATCGCGATCTCTAACGCCGACGGAGTCTCGGGTAACCCGACGATCTCCTCGACGATTACTCAGTACGACGACGAGCAGGCTCAGGATGCAGTCGGTAATATCCTCCTCGACTCAAGCGATGTGGACTTTACCTATAGCGACGGCGTCCCATCGATCACGGCTACTTTAACTACAACCGGCGTGGGCGCTGCAAGCTACGGCGGAGCGATCTCTATCCCGACGTTTACCGTCGATTCTAAGGGCCGTCTAAGTTCTGCCTCGACCGGCTCAGCCCTAACCCCGGCTGCGATCAACGCAGCTCCGACGACGCGTAGTATCTCGGCCGGTACCGGTTTATCTGGTGGTGGGGACTTAAGCGCTGATCGTACGATCTCTTTAGCTAATACGACCGTTACTCCCGGCACCTATAACTACACAACTCTAACCGTAGATGCCCAAGGTAGACTAACTGCAGCTTCGAGTGGAGCTGGCCCGACTGGGACCGTCACTAACATTGCGACCGGCACTGGGCTCAACGGTGGGCCGATCACTACGACCGGCACGATCTCTCTCGCCAATACTGCGGTAACGCCTGGCACCTATAACTACTCGACGATCACGGTCGATGCTCAAGGGCGCCTTACGGCCGCCTCAAGCGGAGCCGGTCCTACCGGTACCGTTACCAATATCGCGACCGGTACGGGCCTTACCGGTGGACCCGTAACTACAATCGGGACTATCTCTTTAGCTAATACGACCGTAACGCCTGGCACTTACGGAGCATCTACTACGATCCCGACCTTTACCGTGGATCAACAGGGACGCCTCAGCTCTGCGAGCGGTATCTCAATCCCCGAGCTAGCCTTCTTAACCGGCGTGACCTCGGCCATTCAGACTCAGCTAAATGGTAAAGAGTTTACGATCACGACCCTACCCATCTCCAAGGGTGGTACTAACTCAAGCACGGCTCTAACTGGTAATAAGGCTATCGTCTCTAACGGTACCCAGATCCTCGAGTCGGCTACGACCTCAACCGAGATCGGCTACCTCTCTGGCGTAACGTCGTCTATCCAGACACAGTTCTCTGGTAAAGAGCCGACGATTACCACCCTCTCAATCTCTAAGGGCGGGACTAATAACAGCACAGCTTTAACCGGTAGTAAGGTAATCGTCTCAAGCTCTACTCAGCTTCTCGAGTCGGCTACGACTACGACCGAGCTAGGGTTCCTCTCAGGCGTGACCTCCTCGGTGCAGACTCAGCTCAATAGTAAGCTTAATCTCACAGGCGGAACCCTCTCTGGCGCGATCACGGTCCCGGCCGTAAGTCTCTCCGGAGTTAGCGGTGCGGGCTTTATTGATTATCCGACTCAGGTCTCTGCACCCTCGACACCAGCACCGGGCTTTAGACTCTATGCCGATGCGTCAAATAGATTCTCCTGGAAGGGTTCTAACGGTTTCGTAAGGACGTTTAACGCTACCGGCATTACGGCCGATCGCGTTTACACTCTGCCTGATCAGACCGGGACTTTACTCATCGATCCTATGACCACTATCGGGGATACGATCTATCGTAACTCCTCAAATGTCAGCGCTAGATTACCGATCGGGACCTCGAGCCAGCTCCTCAGGGTTATCGCTGGAGTGCCTGCCTGGGACGACGAGAACCTAGGACAGGACTTTGGAGATGGATCCCTCGGTAACGCGACCATTAGTGGATCTATTACGCTCACACAGATCGCCTACTACGATACGCTTACGCTCGTAGCCGGAGCTCAGATCACAACTAACGGCTACCCTATCTATGCAAAGACCCTCGATCTCTCTAACGCGACTGCGGGCTCTATCATCTGGAACGGTAACAACGGTACGGGTACGCAGATCAACGCAGCCGGTGGTGCTGGCGCTACCGCGTTAACGGCTACAATCCTAGGCGGTTCTCCGGCTGGTGGTACTGGAGGCGCTGGTGGAGCTGCTGCGACTGCTGGTACCGCAGCGGCAGCTTCTGCCGCAGTCTCTCCCGGTAACGGTGGTATCTCTGGTGCCGGTGGTGCCGGTGGTACTGGAGCCGGTGCAGCCGGTGGTGCGGCGAGAGCTGGTACGACGCCGACTAACAACGTGGAATATGGACGCTTTGAAACTCAGTTCCAGCGTGGTGTCGTATTAGTTCAGGGCGGAGCCTCAGGGCCTGGCGGATCAGGTGGTGGTGGCGATACCGTAACTAACACCGGTCGCGGAGGCGGAGGCGGTGGTGGCGGCGGCGGAGTCGTCGCAGTCTATGCCGATACGATTATTACGTCAGCGTCGACGGCAGCCGGAGTGATTCAGTCTAACGGCGGTAACGGCGGCGGCAATACTACCCAGGTCCTAGGAGGCGGCGGAGCTGGTGGCGGTGGCGGCGGTGGAGCCGGAGGCTTTGTTTACCTAGCTTACAACTATAAAATCGGCCCTACGATCTCAGGCCTGATCCAAGCTAACGGCGGTAACGGTGGTAAGGGCGGTAACTCGACTACCTCTGGTAACGCAGCTCCCGGCGGCGACGGCGGCGGTGGCGGTAGGATCTTAATTTACAACGCTGCTGCGACGACCGGTATGCACATCGTAGGTACTGCCGGCGGTACTGGCTCCCCTGCGAGCGGTACGACTGGTGGTAACGGCGGTAACGGTGGTATCTCCTCGGGCTCCTTATAAAGGATTAAACAATGATCAGAGATATTTTAGATTATCAAGGCAACGTAGTAGGACAGCTAGAGCTACCAGACACTACGAGCGAGGAGCGATGGGCCGAGGTCCTCGCTCCCTACGCAGTCGTTCCGCCAACCACGGCCGAGAAGCTAGACATAGCTATCTCTCGTAGCGTCGCCGAATCAAGACTATGGGCCGATGAGATTATCGAGAAGTTTAAAAAATATAATCTCAGTCGCTTTATGCAATTAGGCTTAACCGACCAAGAGGCCTTGATGAAATCTCTTTGGGTGCACCACCGCCTGCGTGCTGTGACGGTTAACCTAGGGCTCGGCGACCGAGTTATCGATCTTTTAAATCTCTGTATCTCCGGAGATCTAGAGACGGCGTTTATCGTATTAAAATACATGCAGCCCGACGACATGTCTCAGCCCGACCACTATCTCTCGGCCGAGGTAATAGCTTTTATCCGAGACTTAGTCGGAGAGAAGACCGGGCAATCTTAAAGTGCAGTACATCTACAACCTAGGACTAGGACTAGATCAGTTTATTAATTGCCTGCTCCTCGGTGACCCCGACGAATCTATCTCGGGTCGCACCGGGAGAGCTGCGCTATCAGGCCGTCCTAAGTGGTGGGTGCCTTATCTACACGTCTTTATTGATCGTCTAGTACATCTACTCGTAGGCCAGTCCGATCACTGTATCAACTCAGTCGAGCCTGAGGAGATCCCCTACTCCAAGGAGCTCTGGCGTTGGATTAAAGATTGACTCTAGGTTGGCCCAAAAAATAGTCTCTCCTTAATTCTATAAGGAGGCACCAACCATGCAGATGAGCTTTAAAGACGCCCTCTCGATCCTCGATCAAGCTTCAAAAGATTTTAAAGGTAATCGCGTACAACATGATCTAATCTCTGCCTCGGTAAAGCTCCTAGCTCCTCTAGTTGAGCAGGCCGATATCGATGCGATGATGCCCGTGCTTACTGAGGATGAGTCGATCGAGTATGCACAGCCCTCGGACCAGGCCGAGGGCTAGAGGTCTAGTTCTCTAGTAGCATCTGATAAAATCCGTGATAACGTCAGGCGTATATGGCTAGGCCTAAAATTAAAATAGACGCTACAGAAGTAGAGAAGCTCGCCGCCATGGGCTGCACGACTGAAGAGATTGCAGCGTTCTTTGATTGCTCTCGCGATACTATCGAGCGACGTTTTGCGGCAAAACTTTTAAAAGGTAAGGAGCGGGGACGCACTAGGCTCAGGCGTCTCCAGTGGCAGGCCGCAGAGAAGGGTAATCCCACGTTATTAATTTGGCTCGGTAAGCAATACCTAGGGCAGTCAGATAAGATAGAGCAAAAGGTCGATGAGACTTCTACAGTCACTCAGACCTCGATCGTTTATCATACCGAGTGGGGTAGCAATAGTGAACCAGGCGGCCCAGCAGAAGAAGGCGATACTTAAGCTCTACTCCCCGCACCCGAAGCAGTTAGAGCTCCATAAAAGTAATAAGAGATTCGTAGTCGCAGCTTTCGGGAGGCAGTCTGGAAAGTCTACCTGCGCTGTTAACCACCTGCTCAAGTGTGCATGGGAGCGCCCTAATACACGCTACTGGTTTATCTCACCGACTTATCCACAGTCGCGAGTAATGTATCGCCGTCTCGTCGGTATGCTCTGGCCCTGCCGTGAGGTCCTCCTAAAGAAGAACCAATCCGAGCTTAGGATTAAACTTATAAATAACTCAGAGATCAGGTTCGTATCCGGCGAGGTCTTTGACAACCTTCGCGGCGAGACGCTCCACGGAGCGATCATCGACGAGGTTAGGGATCAGCACTCGGAGCTTTGGCCTATGGTTATCCGCCCGATGCTCTCTACGACTAAGGGCTGGTGCTGGTTTATCTCGACGCCTGCGGGCTTTGATCACTTCTACGATCTCTCTCTAAACGCCGATCACGATCCCGACTGGGCCACCTATCACGCTCCCTCTATAGCTAACCCCCTCTTTACTCTCACCGAGTACGAGGCCGCAAAGAAGTCTATGAGCGAGGCCCAGTTCGCTCAGGAGATCATGGCCGAGTTTAGGGATATCACGAGCGGTAAGGCCTACGTCTCCTACGGGTCTGAGAACCTTAGAGACGACTGCCCGTGGGCCGAGGGTAAGCGCTACTCGCCTTATCACTCGATCGTGCTAGGCCTAGACTTTAACTTGAGCCCTATGTCCTGGACTCTAGGCCAGACGGCCGCGAGTCGCTGGTGGTGGTTTGACGAGATCTACCTACAGCGCTCGCACACGCTCGAGGCAGCGATCGCCCTAAGAGATAAAATCAACCTGCTTAAAGCTGACGGCTACCGTGCCGAGCCTAACCTTATCCTCTGCGGCGATGCGACGGGTAAGGCCACACAGAGAAGCTCGAACCAATCCGACTACGATATTGTTAAGCAGGTCTTGAGAGAGTCTGGGATAAGCTTTAGAGACGAGACGCCTGAGTCGAACCCGTCGATCAAGGATAGGGTTAATGCCGTCAACGCTAAGTGTAAGTCGGCTACAGGAGAGATCGAGATGTGGCTTCATTCGACCTATACGCCGATGCTACAGCGCGACCTACAGCGAGTCGTATGGAAACATGGAGCCGACTTCGTACTCGACCCCGGTAAAGATAGAATGTTGACACATGCCTCCGACAGCATAGGCTATCCTGTGTCGAGGCTTACTCCGATTAGAGGCGTTAGAGATATCGGTAAGACGAGGATTATCCAAAGGGTGTTATGAGCGCTTTACTCATCGATTGCTTTGTCTCTCTGATGAGTATCTCCACCATTTTAGTCGTAGCGATTGTGCTGATCCTGACCTTCGATATAACCTTAGTAATAGCCGATAAATTAATTAGACTATTCCGAGGGCGACGCTAACGATGCCTAACCTGCAAAAGCTCCACCGCTGGACCGACTCCCCCGCCTATAAACAATGGGTGCTCGCCCGCGACCGCGCGCTCGAGAAGCTCCTCGATAACGCTAGACGTAAGTCGGCCGATGTTATGCGCAAAGCTCTTACCCAAGCCCTATGGGTAGCTAAGACCTATTACACTGAGATTAAGAACCCATCGATGCACCTCGGCGCCGATCGCTTTGAGCACGAGGTCCGCCACGTAATGCGTGCGGCTATCCCCGACCTGCTGCAGGTAATGATCGATCTAAGGCAGCAGACCTATGTCCTCTCGAAGTCGTCAGAGGCAGAGATCATAGCCAGGCTATCTCCCGGTAAGACCGTTAAGGCTAAGGTCGATCTAAATGATCTAGCCTCGCAGATCACAAAGGCCTCGGTAGCGGGCGGAGACTTACAGCATAGGACTCGGGTTTATATCGATCGGCTAACTCGTAAGATAGTAAACCAGGCTCAGACCGCAGCGCTAAACGATCAAAGCCCTGAGGACTTCTTACTCTCGGTCGCTCAGGCTTTCCCAAAGCATAAGCGTAGGACTAACCGCCGGACGCTAAAGCCTAACCTACTCGAGGCCGATCGCGGGGAGTCTAGCTCCGGCATGGCAGCTCAGGACTTTATCGACGAGGAGGCCTGGACTAAAATGCTCGACTCCTATTCTAAAGAATACATCCCTCAATGGAGAGGGCCCGAGTCTATCTTAGGGATTAAGACTCCAGAGGGAGAGGACTACTACGCCTGGGAATACGAGCGCGATATCACGAGCGACTTTGTATCGGCGGTCAGGAACGGGCAGGTCGACGCGGCTAAGGATAATGGCATTACCGACTTCGTATGGATCGCAGTCCTCGACGATAAGACTTGCGAAAACTGCTGCGGCGATTACGGCTGTGTCGACTTCGATGGTCTTTTGATCTCCGAGGTCCGAGTGCTTATGAAGGACGATTCCTTTAGCTGCCCGGCCCACTTTAACTGCCGTTGTAGTTTGGCACCGGCTACCGATAGCATCCCCGAGAAACCAGATGTAGACTATGAATCATTCGATAAATGGCTGGAGACTTAAACCATGTACGATAAATTCGCCGACGAGACCGAGACCAAGCCCACTAAGAACGCCCGGATCGATATCCTCCGGAGCAAGCTCGTGTTCGACGAGAAGCGTTACCAGTACGACGAGGGCTGGGTGCCGGCCGATACTAACAACCCTTTAGAGATTCACTCTACGGCTGAGCTAGTCGAGTGCCTTATGCGTAACGATAAGAACCCTCTGGTTGATATCGAGGCGCGTATTATCGGGGTAGGCGACGGCGAGTACGGGCATGTGAAGATGGATAAGCGCCGGTTCCTCGAGACAATCAAACGTAAGCCTACACGTAAGATGCGCGAGGCCTGGGATGGGTTCGGGTACGATCAGGCCGATTGGGCCGGTGGCAATCTCGTTGGCCACGACTATACGCCGCTGCTCGGCGGTCCGTTCAACAAACAGCTTTACTACCGCGACTACCTCCGCATGATATCGACTTCGTTCTACGCCTTTAACCACGACCCTGCGGCTAAAGCTGTTACGAATATCATGGTCGACTTTACGATGAGCCGTGGCTTTACGCTGCATACGGATAACGAGGCAGCCCAAGCGGTATGGGACGCGTTCCGTATTGCTAACGACTTCGATCAACAGATGAACCACGTAGCCCATGAGATTTCGATCTACGGCGAGACCATGCTCTGGAGACTACCGAACCACGACGCTCGGATATCGTTTAACCCACAGCCGGGTGAGACGGTCCCTAAAGCTCTGATCCCTCGCATGAGACTAATCGACCCGTCGAACATTGCCGAGATCGTGACGGTGCCAGAGGATATCTGGAAGGGTGTTCTGTACTACGTCTGGCTCGCTCCGACTCAGTACCAGATGTGGACCGACGGTAAGCAGCCCTCGACTAAGTTTATCTACAACCAGATCCCGGCCGATCAGATCCAGCACTATAAAGTAAACGCCGTCTCTAACGAGAAGCGCGGACGCTGCGACTTCTTTAGCGCGCTGGGCTATATGAAGCGTCTAAGGGACTCGATCAACTACTCGATTATCGCAGAGCAGAAGGCTGCGGCCTGGTGCATTGATACGACCATCGCCGGTAACGACTCGGACATCTCAGACTACATTCAGCAGCAGGCAGCGCTAGGGCAGTACGCTCCGGCCGGGTCTGAGTTCGTCCATACCGAGGCCGTTAAACGTGAGTACCTCTCTAACCAAGCGACGGGTAAGGGCAAAGAATCTCCGGTCTTTAATTGGTGTCTGAACATGATCGCTATGGCTACCGGCGTACCCGTTAGCTACCTAGGTACTCACCTCTCGTCGGGAGGTTCGAGCCGTGCCTCGGCTCTAGTAAGTACGGAGCCCGTGGCTAAGCGCTTTGAGCGTCGTCGCCTAGTATATGAGCAGATCATCCGAGATACGTTTAACTGGGTTACGGGTCAGTTTGGTATTCAGGCCGACTGCGACATTATTTTCCCGGAGCTTATTACTCAGGATAGATCGGCAAAGCTTAAGGACCTACAGCTCTCGATGAATAGTGAATGGCTCTCGCATAAGCGCGCGGCCGAGATCGCGGCTAAGGAGCTCGATATTAAGAATTTTGACTACGACGAGGAGATGGCCGACATCAAGGCCCAGGACTCTAGTCTCGGGATCGACCCGGGGAGCGATAGCCCATTGACGAGTCCGGGAGCGTCAGGTCAAGATAAAGAGGTCGCAGCAATCGCAGCTCCCGAGCGTCAACAGATCAAAACAAATCTGAGGCAGATTTGAAACGTATAGAACGCACCACTACGATTGAGGACCTCGCTGCTAATCCGCACGCCTATGGTCTGCCTACTCTCGAGGAATACGCTAAGGTTCGCGATGCGATCTGGGGTCGGGACGACGACGGCATTACTGCGATCTCCGAGGGTCCGCGTAAGTTTCGCCAGGACCTACATAAAATCCATTACGAGCTAAACGGCAAACGACTCTCCAGTGAGAACGAGGTCGAGCGCGCATTGAGCGACTATGGCTATGGATTAGCCGATATCGATCTAGAGAACCGTGACTCTCGACTAAAGAAGAAGGTCGAGATGATCCCACTCGGTGGAGGTAAGTTTGATCTCGTGGTCAATTTTATTCCGTAACTTAAGAGAGTCCTCAGCTAAACGCGTAGGTGCTTACGACGACCCTAAGGGCGCGGGCATTCGTACGTCGCATTGGTTCTGGGCCTCGGCTGAGAAGATCTCCTCGGCCGCTGATAAGAAGCAGACCGTCGACGCAGAGGATAATACCGACGCCGTTAAAGGCGGTATGAACCCGCTCGAGCAGGCAGCTCAGGAGGTCCAGGACATTATCCTCAAGACCCCTCAGATCTCCGGCGCCGCTCTCGTTAACGCGATGAAGGCTAAGGGTATCGCCTTCGTTAAAGTTACCGAGGCTCGCGAGGGCGGACCTGGCTCAGGTCGTACGCCTGGTAGCGGTGGTCGTAAGGACGACGATACTGCGGCCGATGTCGCAGCCGGTAAGAAGGCTATCCGTACGGCCGATAAGAAGGTCGCCGATGCAAAGGCCAAACTCGATCACGCTAAGGCCGAGCTCGCGGCCCACCAAGACCTGCACGCTAAAGTCGCCGATCTCTCTGCTAAGCACGCCGACGCTAAATCGAGAGTCGCGTTAGCTAAGGCAGCGGTAGATCACCATAACGCTAATATCGCAAAGCTCCGCGATAAACTCGCTGCCTCTAAGGCCCGGATGAAAAATCTAAAGCCTAAGACTGAGGCCGACTCTAGCTCTGCTCACTCTGCGGCCCTAGTCGCTGAGTCTCGATTTACGATTACAACGAGCCGACTCAGAGAGTCCGCCTCGGACGATGGCATTGGACCCACTCGCTTTAAAGTGATCCTGCTACAGGAGGGCCTCGGCAATATGCGCGACGCCTTCTACTATTCTAAAGAGGCGTTGGCCTCTGCGATCCCGATCTTTACGGGCTCGAAAATCTACGCCGATCATCCCTCAGCTATGGAGGAGGAGATCAGACCAGAACGGTCAGTCCGTGACGTGCTCGGCCATTTCGATAATCTAGCGGTCGAGGAGGGCGATGGAGGCGTTAGCATCCTGACTGGAGAGCTACAGATCCTCCCCGATAAACCGTATGAGTGGGCCCGCGCTCTGGTCAGACACGCGATCGATCATGCACAGAAGTTTCCAGAGAAGGACTTTATCGGCCTCTCGATTAACGCCTCTGGCGATGCCGAGAGTCGCTCGATCGAGGAGATGTTAAAGTCCGCACCCGACGGTGCAAAGCCCAAGCTACTAGAGGCGAAACAATCAGGTATTGAATCCGTCCGTATCGTAACGGTGATTAAGTCTGCAGTAAGCTGCGACCTAGTAACCGAGGCTGGTGCAGGCGGCAAAATAATTTCTACAATCAAATAAGGAGAGACGCTCGTGGGTAAAAAAGAAGCTAAGCAGAAGGAAGAAGAAGCAAAACAAAAGCAGGCCGAAGAGAAGGCCGCTGCCGAGGCTAAGCAAAAGCAAGCCGACGAGAAGGCCGAAGAGGCTGACGGCGACGGCGATGCTCACGATGATCAAGCTCAGGATATCGAGCTGATCAAGAAAATGATCAAGGACGCTATGGGCGAGGATCACGAGGAGATGGATCAGCACGAGGCTGAGACCTATCACGAGCTCGCTAAAGAGGCCTACGAGGCCTATAAAGAGATGGGCTACTCCGAGGAGGAGGCGCAGAAGCAGGCCTCGCACGCTCTCAAGCTCGCTAAGCACATGGCATCTAAGCAGTCGGAGACCGCTGAGGCTAAAGAGGACGAAGGCAAAGAGTCCTGCCAGGCCGAAGAGAAGCACGCCGAGGGTGACGATAAAGCCGTCGCTAAGAAGGACGATGCTAAAGACGAGGACAAAGAGGACGAAGAAGAAGAGGAGTCTGAGTCTAAGGAGTCGACTGCTCGCATCTCAAAACTTGAAAAGAAATTACTGGAGACTCAGGGTGCTTTGGCCGCTCTCAAACTGCAAGCCTCTAAGGGTGAGGTCGAGAAGTACGTCGAGACCAAACTCGCCGAGAGCAAGCGTCCGCGTGCCGTGACTAAGGCGTTCCGTGAGACTGCCGGTTCTATCACCTCGAAGAAGGACTTCGACACTAAGTGGAAAATCTTTTGTGACGGAATGTCGAGCAGCCGGGTAGCGGTTGATATCGGCGCGATGTTTACAGAGAAGGCCGCTGTTGTCGGTACCGGCTCCAAGGGTGGCAGTAAACTAGATTTCAGCGACTGTGCTGAGTAACTAAATAAGGAGAGAGACAATGGCTAATTTACCAAAGAACACTCTCGCCCGCGTAATCGCTCCGAAGACCATTTTCCCCGATCTGGAAAATGCAGTCTCGACGAGCTCTACGTGGAACGAGGGCGACCTTTTGATTTTCAACACCACTACCAAGAAGCTCGAGCTACCCGTAGCCGAAGCCGATGGAGCGACCTTTGTCGGCGTATCGCCGATTCAGATCTCTGGTGGTAAACCGCCTAAGGTTTACGTTACTGACGTAGACGCTTCGGCTGCGATCCCGGCTCAGATGGGCCCGGTCTACGGAAACGCTTTTCGCGTAATCCTTAAGGCTGGCGATGCGATCACGACCGGCGCCTCTGTTTATCTCGACGTTGCGTCGGGTGCTCAGAACGTCTCTATCACTGGCACCAAAGCTATCGGCACTTACTACGGTAAGGCGTTGACTGCTGCGACCGGCGGTACCGTGATCGAAGTTGTGATCGGTGCACGTTTCCCTAACGATACGTTGAAATTCTAAGGAGGACTGAACATGGATAACGAAACTCAAGTAAAACAGTTCGAGTCCTACCTCGAACAGCGTGCTAGTGCTAACCCTCTCAGAGAGCGTAACCAAAAGGTTTTGGCTAAGCACGCTTATGAGAACGACGAAACCAAACAAATGCGCGAGAGCATGAAGCGCAAGTTTGATATCGACCCGATCACGGATACCGAGCGTTTCCCCGTTATGAAGGAGTCTTTTAGCTGGAAGCGTTTCCGCACTCAGCTCGAAGGCCAACTCCGCGAAGCAGACGCATCGTCGGCGTTCTCACAGTTCCTGGTTGCAGGACTCTTGCAGAACATCAACGGCATGTATCAGCTCGCCAAAGTTACCTACACTGACTGGGTTACTGTTAGCTCGACTAACCTCGTTGAGACGCCCATCGCCCCCCTACAAGGCGTGTCGTTCCCTCGTGAAGTCGGTGCTCAGGCTCCGTATCCAGAAGTCGGCGCTGCTGCGCTCTCTTTGAAAATCCGCGCTAAAAAATTCGGCTCTATGTATTCGATCGAGCGTGAATTGCTCGAAGACGACACTTCAGGCCAGTTTCGACTCCAGAGTGGAATGCTCGGCGAATACCTTCAGCTTTTGTCTGAGGTTCTCTGCTACGGTAAACTCCAGTCTGTGGCTAACATGAGCTACGCTGGTTTTGACGTACCCGTATCTGAGACCAAGCCCAGCTACGAGTCGAACTATCCCTGGACGACTTCTGCAGCTCCCTTTGTCGGTGGCGGTTACAACCGTCCCACTAGCTTTGGCGCGTTGACTCAAGCCAACATCCAGAGCGGTATCACCGCGTTGATGCAGCAGAAGAACCTGCTCGGCATTAACATGATGGTTAACCCGTCGCGTATCTTGATCAGCCCGTACTACCGTTTCGACTTGGCTATCTTGCTTAACAGCTCGTATTACCCGAGCGGTGCAGCAGCAGCCGGCGCTACTGGTGGCGCGTTCGCTATCAACCCGCTCCAAGGTCTGGCCGATGCTACTGTTACGCGCTTCATGCCTGATCAAAACGGCGTGTTCGCTAACAACTCTAAGGCATGGTTCATGGTCGACGGATCTAAGCCCTGGTTCCAGATGCTTACCAAAGTACCTGTTGCTGTTGAGCAAGAAAATCCGATGTCTGGTGAGAGCTTCAACCGCGATATCTATCGCTTTAAAGCTTACACCCGTTTCAACGTCGATTTCGTGGATCCAAGATTCGGATGGCAAGGATCGGACGGTTCTGTTTAATAGTCCCTTGGGCCTCGCCGCCTATAAGGGCCGGGGGATTACCTCCGGCCCTACTTTGACTTGAGGAGGTTGTCGTGCTGTCGTCTAGTGAAAATCAAGGAGGCCATCGCATGAAGACCACTAAAGTGAAGGTACTAAAGCCACAGACTATCGAGCTACCGACTGAGGAGCAGCAGCAGGCTAAGCGCCTAAACTCGCTGCAGGCTCGTCGTACTTTATCGACTCTCCTCCCTGATAAGCTCGCTAACTCTACCTTTTGGGTCCGTAACCAGATGGTCCCCCATGCGCAAAAGCTTTTCCCTCTCGAGTGGCGTATGCAGTACGCGGAGTTGTTTTACCCGCACGCCGAGGGCGGTCCTCTTTATATCGACATGCCTAAGACCGAGTGGGACCTCGAGCTCTGTAAACGTAAGTATCAGACGCTTCGTGATAGCGGAGTGCGCTATGTTTATTTATATCAACAGGTCGACGAGAACGAAGCTCGTCAACTCTTAGAGGGCGCTTAAGATGGCCTGGACTACAGCGGTCTTAGACTTACGTAAGCTCCTCTCCGACGGTGCGACCGATAAGATGCGCTATCGTAAGAAGGTGATCGGTATTCAGAACGGCTCGAACGTGACGTTTAAGTCCTTCGAGTTTAGACGAGTGACCGACTTTACGACGGCCACGGCTCCTTACGGTGTCTATGTCGACGACGCTCTAGTTACGGTTTCGGCCGACGACTTTAAAGACACAGGCGAGTTTACCCTAGCCGTAGCTCCGACTGACGGACAGACGGTAAGGGCCACCTACTTTATCCAGTGGTTTATCGACGAGGAGCTTGAGGACTTCTTAACGGCCTCGGCTCAGTGGTCTGGCTTTGGTAGCGATTATGCGAATATCCCAGACGTTATGCACCCGGCCGCTAAGGAATTTGCAGCTCACCAGGCTTACCAGAAGTTAGTTAGCCGGTGGTCTGAGAACATGGCCGAGGTCTATCAGCTTTACGACGCTCCCGACGAGCGGCGCTTTGATCCGATTAAGGCCTACATGGATATTTCTAAGTCTAAGTTTGAGCTGGCGATGAAGCTCCGGGACGATGTTTATAAGAACCGTCAGGGCCAGGCTTTGGCTCCTCGTACTGGGGTCGTGGTCGGTACGGTTCAGCAGGTGGCGCCAAACCGATGAAGTCCGTAAAGGTTGTCGACGGCATTTCGAAGTGGGCCGATCAGGCTCTAAAGCGTTCCGAGTCGAACGGCATCCGTGCGTGGTTAAACAGGTATGCTTATCCAGAGATCCTCAAGGTGCAGCTTAAGCGCTGGCAGACCGAGGGCTCTAGCGAGGGGGAGCGATGGGAGTCACTAAACCCGGACTACGCGAAGTCCAAATTAAAGAGGTTCGGCACGTATCCCGGCGGCGGCCGCAAAATGCTGATCGCAACCGGGAGGCTCTACCAGTCGATGACGGGTCGGAGCAGCGAGGGCCGCAAGCTAGTCGAGAACACCAAGCTGACTCTAGCGAGCACAGTACCTTACGGGGGATACGTCGACGATAAGCGCGATATCACGACTCTTAGTGATTCGACGGTCGAGCGCTTTGCAGAGGAGCTTTTAAAATACCTGGTGGGTGCATAGATGGGCATAGCTCCGTTACTCTCAGAAGCAGCGAGGGATTTAGTCGAGGCTCAGATTAAGGCTAATATCTCGACCGCTCTCACGGACGTTAGATCCTCCTGGCCCGACGCTGTAGTCTCGACCGAGCCACCGAGGTCTTACTTTATCTACGAGGGCGCTCATACCTATCAATGCCCGGCTATCTTTATGGTCGTAACTGCGATGGATTTCCCCGAGGACGAGCTTAACCCGAATCACATTAACGCGATCGTCCGCATGGGCGTATCGGTAGTGATCGAGGATCGGGAGGCTAAGCTGCTTACTCTTAAGGCTGAGCGCTATCTCTCGGCCCTGTTTCAGTGTCTGCACCGGGTACAGCTTGAGGATACGGGTAAAAACATTAAGATATATACTCGTGTAACTCGTTCTGAATACTCCCCTCTGTTTACGCGTAAGGGCCGCGAGGGCGAGGGCATGTTCCGTAAAGAGGCCTCGATCGAATTAGAAATTAAACATTGGGAAAACCCAACGTCTTATTAGGAGGATTTTAAATGGCAGCTTCTAGCGCAACGGTAAGTGTAACTAATTTTGATATCGGTCCCTGCCGAGTCACGTACAACGCTCAAGACCTAGGCGGTACGCTGTCTAACGTCGTCGTAAACTTTAAATACGAGAAGGCTCCTCTCAAGGCCGATCAGTACGGGTCAGCTTTGCTTGACGAGGCGATCTCTGGCATTGAGGTCACGGTCGAGACTGAGATCGCAGAAGTAAAAGATAAGGCGATCCTTGCTAAGGTATTCCCGACTGCTACTTATACGAGCACCGGCACTAAAGCTTTGGACTTCGAAGATCAAATTGCTCTTCGTATGCTCTCTAACTCAGCATTGCTAGTTCTTCATCCGCTGCAGTACGCAGATGCCAATAAAGCTCAGGACTGGAATTTCTATAAGGCGATGCCGTCAGAGGAGAGCAGCTACTCTTTGAGCCCTTCTGAGCAGGGTAAGATGAAGATCGTCTGGAAGGTCTACATGGATCTGACACAGACTCCGGCTCGTATGTTCCGCTACGGTGACGAAGCAGTATAAGGGGTAAGTCGTAGATGAAATTTTGGCCAGCCCGCACGAGTAAGAAGCAAAACGGCCCGGTAGCAGACCTCGATGCTATCGTGGCCGAGCCCGTTTATTTCCGCTACGGCGGTAACGTGCACACTCTTAAGCCGATGTCGCTCGAGACGTTTTTGCGTTTTACCAATGCACAGTCGAGTTTAATGGATTCCCTGAGAGAGGATAAGACTCTCACGGGTAAAGAGTTAGCCGAGCGCTACCACGATGTGATCTCCTCGGTATGCGATACGATTACGGTTAACGATATCCTCTCGATGGAGCAGGTGCAGGTCGCAGCTCTCTACCAATTGGTGATCGATCTGGTTACGGGCCAGGTCGACATGGGTGGGGGAGAGTCTAAAAAAAAACGGCAGAAAATAAACATCTACGAATCCGTGCAAGCCTCCTCCTCGCCGAGCTCTCTAGGGAGTTTGGCTGGACCATTAGAGAGTCCTTAGACTCACCGGCTCGAGCGGTCTTTGCGATGCTCCGGGCTAGTCGAGAGCTGGCTCTCAGAGAGAGAGCAATGTTTATGGATGATCTGATCTCGGTGGCAGCGGTTCCCTCGTCCGATAAGAAGTACATCACGGGTTTAAGCGATTACTATCAACGCATTGCTAAGAACGCCGTCGACGAGCTCTCGGGTCGGGACGAGTCTAGCGAGAAGACGGGACGCACTACCATGGACTGGGAAGAGGCGAGTCAGCTCATGTTGTCGACCCTAAGAGTAAAGAAGCGGTTAGAACATGGCTGAAAAACAGGCAAAGGTCGTCCTAGACCTAGACAATAAAGAGTTTGTTAAAAAGATGCGCGAGTCGCTCGGGCTCCTCGGAGAGCTTGGGGAGACTGAGGGCCTCGGCAATCTTAGCTCGATGTTCCTTAAAGTCGGAGCGGTAGCAGGGGTCGCAGCAGCGGCGGTGCTATCCGTTAAGACTGCACTCGATCTAGCGGTCGAGGCCGAGCAAATAAAGCAGATCAACTCGAGCTTCGATGCTTTGACTAAGTCGGCAGGCCTGGCCGGAGATGCTTTAAAGTCTAGTCTCGTAGAGGCCGCTAAGGGTCTAGCCGACGATACAGATATCCTGCAGGCTGCGAACCGAGCGATCGTCTCGATGGGCGCTAACGCCTCTCACCTCGGTGAGACGATGGAGATGGCCCGTAAGGCTACGGTCTTATTTGGTGGCGATCTAGTCGGTAACTTCGAGGCGATGAACCAGGCCCTAGCGACGGGCCAGACTAGAGCGCTTAGGCAGTTCGGTCTGATTATCGATCAGGATAAGGCCTATAAAGACTACGCAAAGTCTTTAGGGATTGGGGTTAAGTACCTCGACGACGCCGGTCGCAAGCAGGCGATCCTAAACGCTGCTCTCGAGCAGGCTAAAGAGAAGTATAAGAACGTCGACGAGACGACTCTCGCTACGACTAACAATCTCAAACGCATGGGCACCGCTCTTAAAGAGATCGGTGAAGTCGCAATCCTCGCCTGGGACCGCGTCGCTGGACCATCTGTTAGTAAGATTACAGAGAACCTCGCGAGCGGCATGCACCAGCTCGCCGTTAAATTTAAAGAGATGTTCGGGACTGGCAAAGAGCAGTCAGAGGCTCATACAGAGAGCTTAAAATCTCAGATCGAATACACGAAAAAAATGGTCGCTTGGGCTGAGAAGTCTAACAACGCGGCCGATCTCGCAATCTATACAAAGGCTCTAAAGGATAAAGAAGAAGAGCTCGGTAAGATCGAAGAGCGAGAAGAGCGCGCGATGCAGCGGCAGATGCATAAAGATCAGGCCGAGAGCGTGTCTGGTCCTAAGCCTGCGGCTGTTGAAGATAAACATATAGACTATGAGAAGCTCAAAGAGGACCGCCTAAAGTTTGAGCAGCAGTTAGATGAGATTCGTCGCAATAGATCTCAAGCCGACCTAGATGCCGCGACCACAGAGGATCAGGCGACGCAGGCTTTTAACGAGAAGGTCGTAGCTGATAGCTTGGTAGTCCAGACTAAGATCGCCGATCTAAAGCACCAGTTCTTAGATCAAGGCGTAATTAGCGAGCAGCAATATAACCAGGCGATTGATGAGATTAACCGCACGCAGGCGGATAAATTAAAATCTTACGATCAGGACGTAGCCGACGCTCGCATAAGAGCTTTAGAGAAGGCTCAAGACTATGCTCGCACGGCGTCCGAGGGCATCTCGGCATCGTTTAAAGCTAACGCTGCAAAGATGGGTAAAGACCTAAAGAGCTTTAAAGTCTTAGGCGACGCTACCTTTGGAGCGTTTAAGAATAGAGGGATCGCAGCGCTAAAAGCCGTCGGTAACGGCTCTAAGGATGCGGCCTCTGCGATGAAGGGTTTTATGTTCGGAGCCATCGGGGATATCGCTACCGCTCAAGGGGAGGCGATGATCATCCACGGGACGGGCACTTATAACTACCTAGAGGCTGCGGAGGGCGCGGCTCTCGTCGCCCTAGGTTCTGCTATCGGATCGATGGGCGAGGGCGGTGGTGGAGCTCCTAGCGCCGGTGGTGGAGGCGGAGGAGGAGGGTCTGGTGGTGGACCAGGTGGCACAGACGCAGCGGGTAAGCCTGAGGCTACTCCGGCTCCGCGTAAAGAGGTCAGCCTAAATATTCACGGTAGTTACTTTGACACCGATCAGAGTCGGACTCGTATCATGGAGATGATTAGAGAGAGCGGCGATTATACGGATTTTAACATTAATAAGATAGGACCCTAGGCGATGGCTCTAAGAGATAAATCACTATTCTTATGGGGACTCGAGGTTAGGGCGGATAACCAGAACCTACCGTTTAAAGCGGTCTCTGGAGGCCCTCAGCTTAACGGTGTTTTGCGCGTCGGCTACTACTCGCTAACCTCCCTGCTGCTCGAGATTAAGGCAGCTCTCCAGGCCGCCGACCCGGCCCATACGTATACGGTTACGGCTAACCGGACTTTTAATGCGAACACTGAGAACCGGATTACGATCTCGACGAGCGGTATTTATTTAGATCTACTTTTTGCTACTGGCACGACGGCTGCGTCCTCGTGTCGCGATCTGATCTCGTTTGGTATTTTCGACTTTACCGGGAATACGACCTACACCAATGGAGCGACGAGCGGCGATAGTTTAGTGACCGACTGGTACGGTAAGAACTATCAACCGCCAGAGGTTTATAAGAAGAATTTCGGGACCGTTAACGTATCGACGAGCGGGCTTAAAGAGGCGATCACCTGGACGGTGCAGCGCTTTATAGAGGTCACTTATGAGTTTGAGCCACAGGCTAAGGTGCTCGTCGACTGGCAGGCTTGGATTGATTGGGCGATACAGCAGAAGCCCTATGATTTTACTCCAGAGGTTTCGAGTCCTACTGTGGTTTACGACGTGACTCTCGAGAAGTCGTCTGAGGATGGTAAAGGTTTAGGCTTTAGAATGAAGGAGCAGGTCCCTAAGTACCCGTTCCGATTTACTACCGGACCGATCACGATGCGCGTCCGAAGTGGAGGTTAACCATGGGCGTGCTCGACGGACAGCCCGTATCAGCAGCAGTTACTAACCCGGCATTTTTAGATGCCGACTCTGACGATACGGCACTCGGTAAGATTAGCTTTAATAACATCTCAGACCCGAGCGTATCGGGCTCGGCTGTAAATAACATTCAGCGCGAGATTAACGCGATCTCTAGCTATACGGGTAAGGCGACTAACCTCCCGATCGGCACGACTCCCTCGTGGACTAATAATCAGTTGGGCACGTCGACGGATAGCCTCTTTATTAGATCTAATACTTTAACAGGAGCGTTTGACGGGAGCCTCGGGCATATACACGACGGCACCGATGGGCAGGGCCCGCTCCTCCCCGGTAGCTCTCTAAGCTCGATCCCTCTCATGGGCTTTATCGTCCAGGGCGTAACGCTTACGGGCGTCACTGGTTCCACGTGGAACGTTACGACTCAGCTTACCGGTAAGACCCCCTCGACGGGCGATACTAGCCTCGGCGTAGTGGTTAACACGCCCTACAACAAAGTGATCTTAAGAGATCCCCAGGGGACGGAGTTTACTAAGACCGGCGGTGGTCCTGATAATGGTGCCGTGATTTATGGTCGCGTGACCGAGGCGGCTGGCGTTTGGACTTTATCGTTTTACTATCTAAGCTCTACGTCGGTTGAGACCTCTTACTCATTTGCGACGAGTGAGACAATCGATTGGTACTATCAGGAGCTCTACGCTCCGAATATATCTACCCCGGTCTATAGCCCGATCTCCGTGACTCCGTCTGATAACACTACGTCGGATGTAGTTGATGCGACTGAGACGACTGCGGGCAAAGTCCTACTTGCTAACGTAGCTCCTCCGGCCGTAGCGAGTGCGTCTGCTAAGGGTACCGATTCGAGAGTAGCGCACCAGGATCACACTCACGAGGGCGTGCATAGCGTACAGATCGACGGGAATGCGACCGTAACTCTAGGCGACGTAGTCTTTAAGGCTGGCGCTGGGATCTCTCTCGCCTGGGTCTCTGGTAAACTTGAGGTATCATCTTCGGTGGCGGTAGCGCAGGAGGTTGAATATCGCGTTATTACTTCTGTAGAGGCTACGGCTAAGCAATTAACCCTAGCCTTTAGCCCTACGGTGGCGAGTCAAGTAATGCTCGACGTGATCGGCGGTGGCCCTCAATATTACTCTGTAGATTATATTGTGAGTGGGACCGTGCTGAGCTGGAGCGGTCTAGGACTCGACTCAATCCTAGCGACCGGGGACGTGCTCCGGATTCTTTACTGGCATTAACCGAGGGGTTTAGAGATGTCGTCTATCATTAAGAAGTTTATCGGTAACGATCAGGTAGGCGCGACTAAAGTACGCCTCGAAAATAATAGCTCTCTCCGGGCTCGCAACGCCGCTAACTCTGCCGATATAAATTTACTAACACTTAGTGGATCTAACGTATTTCAAGTCGAGCAGGACTTGAGCATGAACACGCATAAGCTACTCGACGCTTACGTGACGTTTCGCTCGGCTGCGACTGATCCAGGCACGCCTACGGCTGGGGACGTATATTTTAATACCTCTGCGAGTCTATTAAAATTTTACAACGGGCTGACTTGGGGTTCTATCTCTTCATCTCCTTTAACGACTAAAGGAGACCTCTATAGTTTTGGCACTACTAATACTCGTTTACCGGTTGGAACTAATGGTCAAATTCTCTCGGCTGACTCTGCGGAGACGACGGGATTAAAGTGGATCTCTGCTCCTGTTACTGGAGCCAATACAGCTTTATCTAACCTGGCCTCTGTATCTATTAATACGGATCTGATTTTTGCGACCGGTCTTACTAGTGTTATCAAGTCGAGCGATAATTTTACGACCGACTCGCAGGGCATGTGGGTTAAGTCTGGCGATACCGATAGTGCTGATCAGTCCGGTGACGTGCACGTAGAGTCTGGCGCCGGAGGAGATATCTCTGGCACTGTTAAGCTCACTACTGCGGCTGCTGTTAGTCAGTCTGGTGGTATTCAGCTATCGACTGGTTCGGCTCCTACGCGCGGTAAGATTCGCTTCGTAGATGGTACTCAAGGCACGTCTGGATACGTGTGGACTTCGGTTAATACTTTTGGTGACGGTTCATGGATGCCAGCGTCTGGTGGTGGCGGATCTCCCGGTAGCACTAACGGCGCTGTGCAGTTTAATAACGGTGGAGCTTTTGGTGGAGATGCGAGCACGTTTTTCTGGGATGATACTAATAAGTTTTTAGGACTCGGAACCAATACCCCATCGGCAAAACTTCATTTAGCTACTACTGGTTTAAATGTATTTAGATTGGGTACGGATGCAGGTGTACATTTTAACTTATCTGAGAATCAGTTATGGGTGAAAAATGGAGCTGCTAGCGCTGACCTTTATTTGCAAGAGAGCAGCACGGGAAATATATTTTTAGTCACTGGTGGCGGTAGCGTAGGCATCGGCGTATATAGCCCGACGGCTCAGGTTCACACTACGGGAACAATGCGTTTTGCTAATTACGGAGCTGGTGCCTCTGTATTTGATTCATCTGGAAATTTATCTTCTGTAGCTCCCGGCACGAGTGGGAACGTATTAAAATCTAACGGCACTACTTGGATTAGCGCGGCCGCTTCTGGCGGGTCGACTAATAACAAAGAGCTATTTACTTTATCTGCGACGGATATCACTAATCAATATATTGATCTCACTCAGGTGGCTTTGACGAATTCGATCGACTTCTTAGTGAAGGGTGGCTCGCTGCAGATCGAAGGCGCCTCCTATGATTACTCGGTAAACTATACCGGTGGTGTCGGCGGTAAGACTCGCATTACGTTCTTAAACGATCTCGCTACCGGTGGAGCAGCTGCTCTAATTGCTGGCGACGTAGTAGTAGTGAAGTACCAATACTAGAGGATAAATGAGCGACTCGATACAGATCCCGCCTAACTACACTCTCTATAACGATCTACAGTCTAAGAAGCTGGCGATCGTTGTAGATATCGACGGCGTCGATTACTTAACCTCGACGACTATCGGCAGGCCTATCCGCTACGGGGATGCGATCACCTACGGAGAGTCGGGTATTATTTACGGTGGGCTCGTGCCGATCGGGTTCAACGCGGGAGAGCGCGGGCAAAAGGAGCTCCTAAATCTAGATCGTAGCTCGCTAACTATTGCTCAGCGTTTAGAGCCAGAGCAGGGGAGGGCGTCGGTATCAACCCTCGCTCTCTCGTTTATCGATAAAGATAGCTATATGACTCAGGTGATTACGCCGGGGTTTATAGTGCCCGAGATCTTAGGGCGCCAGGTCCGGGTTTGGGTCGGCTATGCTCAGCTATCGTTTCCGGATGATTACTTTATCGTGTGGCGCGGGCGGATCTCTCAGGTCAATCCTGAGGAGGGCGTGGTTTCGTTTCAGTTCTCGGATGCGAACATGGGTAAGCGCCAGAACGTATTCTTTAACGCTAAGACTCAGCTCTTAGCCGATATCACCTCGAGCAGTACGACGATCCCGGTAATCTCTAACGGCGACTTCTACGAGAAAATCCTAGGACCCGATGGGACCTACGACTCTACGACGGCTAAGGTTTACATAAAGATTGAGGACGAGTTTATCGAGTATCAGCAGGCGGGCTCGGAGGCTACGGGCTTCGGTACTAACTCGTTTAACGGCGTATTAAGAGGGCAGCGCTCTACGACTGCGGTCGCTCATACGGCCGGGACTGACGTAGAGGCTTATATCCAGCTCGAGGGCCATGCGATTGATCTAGCTTTAAAGCTACAGCTCTCTGGTTGGGGAGGCCCTTATAAGACGGGCCAGAGCATTTACGGATTCGTTCAGACCGGGGGGACTCCCTCGACGGTAAACTCTGCTATCATTTTACCCTTCGATACGGACGCGATTAGAGATCTAGGGATTGCAATCGGTGACTATATTACCGTTACCGGCGCGACCAATCCGTTAAACAACGGTACTTTTGTAGTCGAGGGTTTCCAGGATATCGGGACTAACACGAACCGGGCCGTAGTCTGCACTGGTACGATTACGGCCGAGTATCCGACGACTGCTACGATTGCGATCAGATCACAGTTCGACACGCTCCCTAAGATCTGCGGGACTAAGCTCCCCGGCTGGGAGGTCGACGTACTGACTCACATCTACTACTACAATACTTATTTAAGTAACCCGGTTAACAGCTACTCGTTTTTGATCTCCGACGTACAGTCGTGCAAAACCTTTATCGAGTCTGAGATCATGCTGCCTATCGGTGCTTATTGCTTAACGAGGCAGGGCCGTCTATCGATGGGGTTAACAAAGCCTCCGATAGCGGATCAGTACACGACCGTTCTCGACGCTGATAACGTGCTAAACCCGATGGGGATTAAGCAGCAGCGCGGGACTAATAACAGAAAATTCTTTAACGAGATCACCTGGGAGTACGACTACGACGACGCCGGCACGGCTCGCAAAGTCCGTAAGACCATCGATACGGACTCTCTAAATCTGATCGGCGTCAGCTCGACTCTACCGATTAAGGCTAAAGGAGCTAAGACCGTGCTGGGGTTTCAGACGGTGGTCGAGGACCGGGAACGATTGCTCCTGCTTCGGTATGCTCTCGGTGCTGTAATGCTAGACATGCAAGTCACCTACGGAGCCGGGAACCAGATCGAGGCCGGTAACGTCGTGATCGTTAGCGACCAGGGTAGACTACAGATTCCGAACATGGTCACGGGCGAGCGTAACTATGGACAGCAAATGCTCGAGGTTATTAATCGCTCGATCGATTTTAAGACCGGCGTCGTCTCTTTAACTCTCCTCGGTGGGCTACAATCGTTAGTTAACGATCGGTATGCAACGGTATCGCCTTCGAGTCGCGTGGCTGTAGCCGGATCGACTACGACTCAAGTAAAGATCGCTGATAGTTACGGCGTTCTCTATCCGTTAAACGAGCAAAAGAAATGGGTCGACTACATCGGTCTCGATATCGTAGTGCACTCCGATGACTACACGACTCGCTACGGCGTCTCAAAGCTTATCGGTATCGACCCCGGAGATAACCATATACTTCTACTAGACCCGGCAACGCCGCTCGCGTTTACCCCACAGCCAGACGATACGGTCGAGATCGAGCCTTATCCGACGGGGACCGATCCTCTAGAGAATTCTCTTTATAAACTGATCCATGCTTTTGCAGATCCCTCGGTCGCAGTGTTATCCGGAGTGAGTACGGTGTCCTTTTACGTCGGCGCCGGAGATGCTGCTAAGTTTATGGCAGGGCAATATATCCTAGTGCACAACTCCGACTATACGATCTTAAGCCCTGAGGTAATCGTGCTCTCAGTCGTCGGTGCTTTGATTACAGTAGATTCTAGTTTAGGTTTTACTCCAGCGTTCGGCCAGACTGTGGAGCTAATAGGCTTTGCAGATGGAAACGGACCTTATCGATTAATATAAAGCGAGGTTATTTACATGGCCAACATCCCCGACAGTCAGGTCCCTATAACGATCGAAGCTACTCGCTTTAGATCTCCGGTTTCGGAGTCGCTTTTGCAGAACATCGGCGGCGCCGTTAACTACATGCTCAATAAGAAGATGCGCTTTATCGAGTACACCACGGTAGGCTCGTTCTCGTTTACGGTACCTGCCGGAGTCGATCACCTTATGCTTTATGGAGTCGGTGGCGGAGCTGGTGGTGGCGGAGGAGGAGGGCGCTCGACGAGCGCTGGAGTCGGAGGCGGTGGCGGTGGTGGTGCAGTGCTTGGGACTTTATTTTTGCCCGTCACTCCTGCGACCGTTTACGCAATCTCGATTGGTGCCGGCGGTACGGCTGGTGCGGCGGGTGCTGTCGGCGGTGCTGGCGGTACGGGCGGAGCGGGCGGAAATACGACCTTTGGAGCCTTTACCTTTTACGGAAACGTAGGCGGAGCCGGTGGAGCTGCTAACGGTGGTGCTGCCGGTTCTGGTGGTAATCGATTCGGCACTCAGGGTGGAGGCGTCGGCGGCGGTGCCAGTGGGACCGGAGGGACTGGACAGGCAGGTCCGATGCGACTCGGCGGTAGCGGGGGAACTCCCGTTGGAGCAGCGGCGGGCGGCGGTGGCGGCGGCGGTGGTCTATACGCAGCTGGCGGTAACGGTGGCGGTGGAGGATCTGGCGCTGGCTTCTCTGGCGCGGCTGGCTCAAGCTACGGAGCCGGAGGCGGTGGCGGTGGTGGTGGTGGTGGCGGCGGTGGAACTGCGGCTGGCGGCCCTGGCGGTGCGGGGTTTCACGGTTATCTACTTGTCGCGTGGGTTGGCGGTACCTAGAATCATGTAACTACTATTTAGACCAAGGGCGGGCTTATGGATGAATCCTGGATAATGGCTGGAGAGATAGCGATAAGTTTAGCAGGAGCCATTCTGGTCTGGCTCTTAGCCGACGCTAGATTTAAGTCGCGAATGTCCTTTATCGAGGAACATGTCTCGGCGCTTAAAGCTACTTACGGTACGCTGATAGACGAGACCCGCGAAAATATAAACGAGATCGAGATCAATACGGCTAGAGCTGAGCAGGATCGTTTAGAGATCCGCCGGATGATAGACCGTATCGATAACACTAAGGCCTCTAAAGAAGTCGTCGACGGGTTTAGATCTGAGATCTCGGCGCTTAAAGACGACATGGATAAGCGTTTTGATAGACTCGAGCGGATTTTAGAGAAAGCATATACGGGTAAAACCACGAGGAGCCTCAGAGAATGAGCGACCCAAAGCTTTTAAAACTAATCGAAGTAGCTAAGAGTTTCATAGGCGTACACGAGTCGGGCGGTAATAACTCCGGTCCCGTCGTCGAAATGTTCCAACGCGTAATCGGTAAGGCTGAGAAGGAACCATGGTGCGTAAGCTTTGTGCAATACTGCGTAAAGCAGGTCGATTTAGCGATGCACTCTAAGACGCTACTCTACCCGACGGAGAGCTCTCAGCTACTTTGGAAATCGACTGTAAAGGTAGCGCGCCTTACGGCTCCGGTGCCTGGAGCGATCGTGGTCTTTACGAAGTACCACGGCGATACTCCGCTATCGATCGGCCACGTAGGGATCGTGACGGCTGTGAACGGCGATACGATAGTAAGCTGTGAAGGGAATACCTCTCCCGCGACTGGCGTCGCTCGGGACGGCGACGGAGTGTTCACCAAGACTCATCCGACATGGATCAAGTCTGGTTATATGCGCACGACTGGTTATCTTTTGCCTTGGGCAGGGTAGTAAAATAAATAAGGGGGATTTATGATCGTATGGTTACAGGCTAATGCAGCTTTGATTTTAGGTGTGCTCTTCGGTATCAGCGAGGCGTTGGCCCTGATCCCGAGCGTTGCAGCGAATGGAGTATTCCAGGCTGTGTACAACATCCTTAAAGGTCTCGTCGCTAAAGCTCCGACGGATCAGATTAAGTAAGAGATGCTCTCTCAACTATTCCTATTGATACAATTGATTCTCAAGGCCATCGGGCTTTGGGAATCTTTTAATCGTTATATAGATGCTCAGCGCGAGGCCGATCGGGTCGCTAAAGATCAGGCTCGTAATCAGGCTGTAGACGCGCAGAAGAACGCCCAGACGGAGGCAGAGTTTGATAAGCAGCAGGATACGATCGTCGGTAATAAGCCTTAGCCTCCTCCTCTCTGGATGCGGGACTCAGGTCCCGGATTTTCCAGAAGCGTGGCAGTGTGCCTACACGATTAAATTTAATAAGTTTAGATGCGTTAATACCCGGACTAAGCAGGCTATAAACCTTAGTCGCGAGGACGCCCGTATGGAGGCAGCTCAGTGCTTATCGGCGGCCGATTATAAAGCTAGCGAGGCCTGGGTGAGTGAGGTAAAGAAGCTCGCGGAGGCTCGTTGTAAATGACAGATATCGATAAGGCCCTGGCCTATACGCTCGTTAACGAAGGTGGCTACTCGGATAACCCGGCCGACCATGGCGGTAAGACTCGCTACGGGATCACTCAAGCTACGCTCTCTAGGTGGCTACAGCGTCCGGCGAGTGTTAACGAGATTAAGACTCTCTCTAAAGAGACCGCGAGGGCGATCTATCAGGGCTACTACTGGCATCCGCTCGGATGTGATCAGCTAAAGAGTCAGGCTATCGCTACGTGCTTATTTGATATCGGAGTCGTAAGGGGGATCTCGGTCCCGCCAAAGTATGCCCAATTGGTATGCAACCAGCACGGCTTTAACCTAGTCGTCGACGGACAGCTCGGGCCAAAGAGTATGAACGCCCTCGACTCGATCGATCCGACTAAGTTTATTATCGACTACGCGGCGATGGTAAAGAAGGGCTTTGAGTCGATCGTGGCTCGTAATCTTTCGCAGAAGGTATTCCTTAAAGGCTGGACTAACCGGGCTAACCGTCTACTTACTCTCGTCGCGAACTAAGGCTACGGGCTTTTGTAGGTCGAGCGCATATCTAAATATAAATACTTCTAGCGCACAGTGCTCAGCCGGTAGTCTCCGAGAGAGATCAAGCGAGCAGATCAGGTGATCGTCTGAGATGATCCCGGCCTTAGTTAGGCAGTCGGCCGGTAGCTCTACGAGGTTCGATAGGTCTGGGATGCGCTGCGAGAGTCGTCCGCGTCTTGGGCCCTGCTTTACTACGAAGTCGTTAGCCTTAAAGTAAAATAAGAACACGCACCAGATAGGTTGATCGATCTCTTTAAAGTTAGGCTTACGTAGGATCGCTCTACGAAACTCCGAGATAAGATGAGCCTCGGCCGAGTGTAGCCCTTGCGACTTACCGATAAAGGCCCGGCCGGTCGAGCGGTTACGGAAAATAGGTCGGCTATTCTTCTTAACCGTATGTTTATCGAGCCTTATGTAGGCGTGATAGAGCGCATCGCCGTTGGCTTCGATCTCGGCCCGTACTAGGTCAAAGGACTTAGTGCGGGTCACGAGAGAGGGCCTACGTGGATCTTAGCTCGTTGGTTTAATCTTATAGGGGAGCACGAGGGCTGTTGCATGGGTGTTAGAGGCTAGCAGGGCTGCGGCGATAGACTCAAGGTGGTTTACACGCTCGAGCAAAAGTTTAGCCTCGTCCCGGCGGAGTCTGATCTCCGTACCCTCTGGCCTATGGATGTCGGTCGCGATGCGGTCGATTAGTAAATCGGTGTTCATGCTGTTGACCCTCCGCACCAGAATCACATAGTGCGGAGGTTTAATCAAATTTATGATAAAGGGCCGGGCCGATAACTACAGAGATAAAATAAACATTACAACCCAGAGGGCGCCGAGAGTGCTCACGAGCGTAAGGGTCGCGACAAAGACCCACGCGACTATGATCTGCTCGATCGATCCTCTATAGAGCGCGCTCATACGGGATCCATCTGAGGGCCTGCGCTAAGCCTCCCTCTTTTGCGCTGAGCATTTTGCCTATGCTGAGGACACATGGTCCACCAGGGATGTTTAATTAAAAACCTCTTACCGCAGCCGGGCTCGACGCAAAGGCCATACCTGCAGTCGGAGCACCAGCCCATGCGGTTATCGGCCTTCATCGCCTGGCCACATTTGCAGCAGGTTCTCATAGGGCGCCCTCGCCGAGACGGATTAGCCAGAGAAAATCCCTTGGGCTCATCCTTACGCCGCTTGATCTAACGAAGCATCGCGCGCATTTGTTTCGAGGCTTACGAGCCCGAGGGTCTATCCCGGTCCCCTCGCAGATTTCGCAATCCTTGGGGTCGTGAAGGAGGCGCCGCAAAAGCTTTAGTCTAGTTTGTCTCGTCACGGCTGCACCCCGTGCTGATTCTTAAAGTCCTTATCCTGAGCCTGCATCTCTAGCCAGGCTAGATAGGCTCGGCACTTCTCGACGAGCTCGGAGAGCATACCGCTAGGCTTTTGTTTTAGAGCACCCTCGGCCCAAGTAATAGTCGAGCGGATCTCTTGGAGGGCTAGGAGCTTGAGAGGCTTATTCTTATTAAAGCCGCAGGGCATAATATAATCGCCAGGCGTCGTATCGGGGAGATTGCTACCGATCAGGTTAGCCTCGTCGAAGCCTGGGCCCGGAGGCGGGAGGGGATGGTTATTACGGGCGACCTGATCTCTCATCGCTTTAACTAGGCCTGAGGCCGTCACTGTTGAGGGTTTACCGGGCGAGGTAGATCTAGCCTCGCCCCAAGCTTGCTCGTCGAGGGCGGCCCACGCAGGGTCCTCTACCTCGATCGGAGCGGTTATAGCGGGCTTAGGTTTTACCTCGACGGGTTTAGGCTCGGCCAGGGCTAGGTCTTGAGCTAGTACCGAGTCGACCTCGGTCTCGTCGAGCAGGCCTAGGCCACAGATAGAGAGGGTGACTCGTCGCTTAGCTTTAGTCTCGGCCTTTAGATAAGCGTTAGCTAGGGCCTCTCCCTTTAGTCCTACTAGAGGTACCGCTCCCGTAGACTCGTCCTCTCGACCGCTCGCGTCTCGGGCCTTAGCCGTAACTACGTAGACATCTCCCATAACTTCTCGAGCAGTAATATTAATCGAGACCTTATGAATCTTACGAAGCTGATCCGTAGCATCTCGTTTAGCGTAGAGAGTTAACTTACCGCTAAGAGTTATATAGGCCAGGGGTTGAGTTAAGCTATTTAGTCCTAGGCTCTCACAGACAGAGCGGTAGTAGCTTAGTCTCTGATCCGGTGTTAGTCCGGCTAGATTGTTTTGCATTAAAGCAGATTCGATCGGTGTGATATCCGACATAGGTTCGCCTCCTTAGTTAGTCGCCTTTTATTTACTTTGTCATTTAAAGTCTAGTGCCGATTTAGGTCTTAAGTCCTCTTCGGTGTAGTTACATTTCCCTAGGTTACAGTCTTCACAAAGTATCTGTAGGTTATCGATATCGAGCTCTAGCTCTGGATATTTACTCCTAGGTTTTATATGATCTACGTGCATTGGATTACCAGGACTACCAGGCTTAAAACAGGCCATACAGGTAGGACCGTATTTACGTAAAACTTTAAATCTCAACTCTCTCCACTCTCTACTCTCATAAAAACCTACTACCTGATTTTTTAATCTCTCTTGCCTACGAATCTGTCTACGCTGACGCTTCTCTATCGTAGATAGGCCAACCTCCTGCGCTCTAATCGTAGGCTTACCCGGTCTACGTAAACATCTTTTACTACAGAACCCATCGTGACCATTCCCTCTCGCGTTTAAGATCCCATAGCGCTTAGAGCATTTAGGACATCGAGCGTGACCTAAACCTGCGTCTCTCTTTTTTTTTGATTTTCTCCAAAGGCTAATTTTTTGAAACTCTTCTGCCTTTGCTGCATAAGCCTTTTTTTGCTCTTCGGTTAGTACGACTATTCGCCTCATCTACTACTCCATAATTACTGCAAGACCTTAATGTTCGAACCTCTGGCGTAAAGTCGCCCCTTACCCCATAGAGGTTTGAGAGAGACTTTTACGGACTACAAGACCTTGAACGTCCCGAACCCCGTTTGGCGAACCGTTTAAAATCCACACTTATTATCGAGCCCTTTAGCAAGCCAAAGGAGTCCTTCGGTGAGTAGGTAGCCGACGGTCGCGGCAGATCGCCCCTAATACCACTGGCGTATAATTCCAGATACGTTAAGGGATTTTGGTACACCGGCGATAACTACTAGTAGTTTTAGGTTGCTCTAGCCCGATCGGGCATGAGAGTCTTCGACCACTAGTAGTTCGTTTCGCAGCGCCTACTTTAGATCCCGGCTGGCCTAAAAGTCTCCGGGATTTTCTTTATCGACGCGCCGAACCCCTATTAAAATCTAGCTCAGATGCGATATACGCGAGATGTACTATCTCGACACACTACGTCGATAGTTTATGCATCTCTAGACGCATCGCGCTATCCTGTGTCTGTACTGCTCGATGATCGGGCAGACGGACACTAGGAGTCACCCACATGAAGACCGGTAAACAGATCAGAAAATTCCGCCTCTCTAAAGACATCTCGGCCGATCAGCTAGCTAAGCGTCTCAAGATCACTAGCAAGCACCTACGCCGTATCGAGAGAGGCGAGCATGGCCTGAGCGAGGACGTAGCTCGCCGCCTCCAGGCCGCTCGTAAATCTATTTCTAAGAAGGCTGGCTAAGATGGGTACGCCTAAGCACGCTCCCCTACCCTGGCGGGTCTCGGGGAGTACGGCCTCGACTCAGACTACGATAATAGCCATGGACGACCTAGGCCACGACCTAGTCGTCGCTACGATCACTAGGACGGGCGCTGAGGCGTTGGCAGACGCTAGGCTTATCTCGGCTAGCCCGGAGCTACTGCAGGCCCTCCTGTACGCTCGTGCGGCCCTACCGGCGATTTCAGCTACGGACCGAGAGGCCGCGACTAAGGCTGCGACCTACTGCTATATCGACGAGGTGATAGCTAAAGCTACGGGCGGTGCCGAGTGACTACCAAGAAACGTTACGATTGGAGCGATCTTCAGGGGTACTACCTAGTACTTCGGGACGACCTTAGGCCTAAGACTATCGGTGCCGTAACTCTGTATACGCGCGAGATGCACGTCGGCAGTGTACTTTTGCACAAGGATGATTTGCTTTACGTCGACGCAGTATGCTCTCCCGAGGTCGCAGTCTACACTGAGAGCGAAATTATGAACCTCGAGGAGCGTTACACGCTTAGGCAGACTGGAGTGATCACGACGAGCGAGCTCCGTCGACTGATTAAAGAGGGCTCAATCGCCCGCGTAATCGAGGCCCAAGAAAATGATTAAATCGTACTAATCGATAACTCTATCAGGTACCGGGCTCCCGCTTAGCGAGGAGTCCACGGTTCATTTTGCGGACCTTATCTAGGCGCTCAGCATTGGTCCGGCGCGCTCTCTCAGTCAGTCTAGTCTGAGTCCTAGAGATCTCCTCAGACCTCGAGCCACAGGCAGCCATCGCCCTCAGCGTGTAGTAAACTATCGACGACCTATAGCTACGCTCGCCGCGTAGATACTTGATCGGTCTCACTCCGTGCAGCAGGCCCTCACCGTTAAATAAAGTCCATGCCCTATCCCTCTGCGAGAGAGATACGCCTAGAGTTGGGCATACTAACTGCCCGCCTGTGATGTCCTTGGATAGGATGAGCACGTTAGAGAGGGAGCCGGGAACGTTGCCTTTATCAAAGTGATAGGGGATCGCAAAATTAGTATTAAAATTTACAGTCTGGTATGGTCCGCGCATCCAT